ACATCGCCGCGCCGATGCGCCCCGTATAGGTGCGCGGAGGCATATGCGAGGTGTCCACACCGGCGCGCTCTGTAACGAAAGCGAAGCAATCCCACGGTCCCCATTCGAACGGACGGTCAATAAGGTTTGACAAATTGGTCCCCTCTCATCCGGCCGCCACCACTCGGATTGGACACCCCCGCGCCTATGCTGGGGTCCGCGCCCACGCCGTTCGCAATGGCGATAGCCGCGCGCGCGGACAAGTCGCCCGCGTCGAACGATTCTTGGTCGAGGTAGGTGCGGAAGGACGGCGCGCTATGGGCGCTGATATAGCCCTCGATTTGAATCGTGATGGTCTGCTCGTCGGGCTCGCTACCCACATACCCCGTGACCATATAGCCGGTGTAATAGGGCTGAATGCCCCCAACCTGCGCCCCCGACATATCACGAATGATGCGCCATAGCCGAGCGACCCGCCCCTGATAAATTGCCGGGCTGTTGATCGCAGCTAACATGTCAGCGTCGAGCGATGCGATGCCTGATATGACCACCGTTACGGTATCGGTGCCACTCTCGCTGCTCGACACGTCGCTAACCTCGATCATCTGGCTATTTATGCCGTCGAACGTGTGGCCGTCGAGGTCGGGGTCGCCGGAGCCGCTAAAGCTGAGCGTTTGGCCCGCCGTGCAACCGCGCAACGGTTCGTCGGCAAAGTCGAGATAAACCAGCCAAATCGGGAGCACATCGCCATCGAGCGCGGCAGAGGCTGCGGGATCGGGGCGACTCATGGCCCGCTATCCTCAGCTAGCGACAGCGACACGCCCGATACACCGTTGCTATAGTTGAGCGCGCTAACCGTGTCGGTCGACGAGACGGGCACGAACGGGTTGGCCGTTTCCACCGGGGTGTCGGTTGCTGGTATCTGGCCAAGCGCCGGAACGAACGACGCCGTAGCGATGCCGCCGCCATCGGTTCGCATGTCTGCGGTCAGCATAACGGTGCGCGGCCGACCGATCGGAACGGGTATCGTCATAAATTGCCCTGCGAATAGGATCGTGGTGTTCGGCGTCATGCCCTTCAGCGGTTGGGTGTAGCCGCCCGTTCCGCCCGCTGCGACGAGCGGCATTGGGCCGATGTGGCGCTGGCAGGGGAGGCGCAGCTTGAACCAATTAAGCACGCCTTGCAACCCGAAATAGAAGGACCGCCATGCGCGCTCGTCGGCCTCGGTGGCAATCTCGGGTATTTCCGCCGACGCTTGCCATGTCTCCGCGCCGGGGAGGCCAGTCTTTCGAACGCGGCGCGTCCACGCGGATTGATTGCGTTGCGCGGGCGTGTCGAAGCCGAGCGACGTGATGATGAGGCCATCGGGGGCGATTATTTCGCTCATGTGCGCGGTCGTCCTGCTCGGCGAGTCGTTTCGATTGTTGCGGCGCGCACCAGACCCGGCGCAGCGGCTTGCACCGTGCGAACCGATACGTTGCCGGAGATGCCCTCGACGATCGGCACGAACATCTCTCCCGGCGCGACGGCGAGTTGAACGATGGTTGGGCCGCTGGAGCCGGAGGATGCGGGGCGGGCGGCTTGCGCTTGAGTCATGGCGCTCAACGGAATAACCTGCCCGTCGGTTGCCGGACGGAAGAATTCACGTTGACCTTCATTCACGCGGTAGAGTTGACCCGCGTTGGCGCGGCCGCCGCCCGCGCGGCCGAACGGGTTCTTCTTGCCGTAGATGATATTGTCGATCTTGCTACTCTCGCCAGCGACAATATTTGAAGTGCTGCCGACAGCGCCCACACCGGCGAACAGCGCATTAGCCAGCGGCCCGATGATGGCGCGCTGAACGGCGATGCGAATCAAGTCGGCGATAATCTGGTTCGCCACGCTCTTGAACACATCGCCGAGGCTGCGCGTCTGCATAATCACATCGGTAATGCCATCGCCTAGAGCGTCGAGTCCCTTCGCCTGGATTGACTGAATATCTTCGGTCACTTGCGCGGCTGTGCGGTTCGACTCGCGTGCGAGGCGCTCCAGGGGATTTTCGGTGTCGCGGATTGCGCGGTCCCGAGCGTTGGCGGTCCGCCCATCCAGTGCAGCAAGCAGCGCCTCCGCTTCTTGGCGACGGAGCGAACCGATCTTTTCGACCGCAATGATGCCTTCGAGCTTTGCACGCTGTTCGCGCGCGTCAAGTTCGATCATCTGAAGGGCAATGTCGCGACGCTCAGAGTTCGTATCGGCCATATCGTAGGCGAATTGCAGCTCGTCACGCTTGATATCGGCTTGCGTCTGCGATAGGCTCGCGCGTTCCTCTTCGGCCTTGCGCGCCGCTTCGGCCGCGATAGCGGCGCCATAGAGAGACTGCTTTGCGTCGACAACGATATTGCCTTGTTCATCGAGAACCGCAGCCGTGCCGTAAAGCGAGTTGACAATCTCCAATTGCGCTTTTGCTTGGTCGATCGTCAATTCTTTGCGGCGGACGCCTTCGGCAATCTCGGCTTCACGCTGTTGCCGCTCCAAAAGGAGGGCTTCCCGCTGAAGGTCGGCCCGGTCCTCGGTCGTGGCGGCTAACTGCTCCTTGGCGCGAATTTCCTCCAACTGAAGCGAACGCAACTCTTGCTCTTCGCGATAAGCGCGCTGAGCGGCCTGTTCCGCTAAGTCGGGCCCCTTGCGGCCTTTGGGGGTCTTTTTCGGTTTGCCCGCTGCGGCAGCCGAGGCCGCGGCATTCTCGGGCGCGGCATAGTTGGGCGTGTTTTTGATGAGTTCCGCGGACTCTTTATTGGCTTTGAGAATTTCCTTCGCCAGCGTGTAACGTGCGCGGTCATCCTGAATGGCGGCTTTCTGTGCGGCGGTCAAATCCTGGTAACCGCTTACATCTTGTCCAAAGAATGCGTTACCCGCCCGGTTGCGACGTGCCGCCGCATCGGTGGCGCGAATGCGGGGGCCGAGGGCCGCCATTGTTCCTTGCGCTTCCGCATTTTGGACCGCGATACGAGCGAGTGCGAGATTCTTCGCGCTGTTGGCCGCCGCCGTCATAGCGTCTACGGACTTCCACAAGACACTATTCAGCGCCGAGAAGGAGCCAGTTGCGCCGTCGGCATTGTCGCCCATTCGCTTGATGTCGACGCCTGCCGCTGCGGCTTGTTTGCGCGCGTCCTCCAACCGGGCTTTGGCTTCGTTGACCGAGCCCTGCAAGGTATCTAAGGAAGCACTCGTATCGCGAACGGCATACGACAGCCCGGCGATTACCGCGCCAACGGCAAGTACGGCCGCAGTAACCGGGCCGCCGAACGCGGCGAGCAGCGAAGCCCCGGCGCCGCGGGCCACCGTCGCCATTGTGCCTAGAGCCGTAGTGGTGCGGACGACGCTGGACCCGTACACCCCCTGAATGAGCGCGCTTTCGGCCATCACGCCGTTAAGGAATGTCTGCACTGAAGCCGCGCGGGTAGCGGCGACGCTTTGCGCAACGGTTGCCGCGGTCGAAGCAACGAGCGCCGCCACATAGCGCACGCCAATAGCTGCAGCGATAATTGCCAAAGCGGGAATGATCGTTTCGAGGTTGTCCGCGAGTGATTTAATACCCGCACTCAACGCGCCGGTCACGCCGTTGGCGCTTGCGGCCCCGCCTACGTATACGGTAAGGCGACTGCTGAGCGCTTCGAACGCGCCGGACAACGTAAGTGTAGCTTTTTCCGCATCGGCTAAGGTTTGAACGCCTCCTTTAAGAACGCCATCGAAAAACTGCTTTGACGTGATGTCGCCATCCGCAATAGCCTTTCGGAGCTTAGCGACGCTGCCGCCCATCCCATCGATCCCGCGTGCCGCCGCTTGGGCCAAAGGCAACGCGCCTTCCAAAATGCTATTGAACTCCTCAGCGCGCACTACTCCCGACCCGAGCGCCTGACCCAGTTGAAGGAGCGCGCCCTGCGCCTGTTCCGCGCTCGTCCCCGTCACTTTTAGCGAAGCCGCGACGATCTCATTCAAATCGATGATCTGTTGGGTGCTTGCGCCCAGGTCTTTTTGAACCATCGACGCCTTGAGAAAGACGCCCGACAGCCCCTCAACTGACGTTCCGTATCGCCCCGAAATATCGAGTAGGTTTTCCTGCACCTCTAGCAGCGCCCGGCCTTCCAGACCCGCCACCCGGAGGTTGTTCTGGAGCCGGGTAAAGCTATCGATCAACCGGCCCGTAGCTTGAAGCGAAATGCCCGCGGCCAACGTCCCCGCAAGCTGCTTAAAGCCCGTCGATATATTCTGCGACGAACGATTAAACTCGCTCTCAAAGCGCCGCGTATCGTTGCGCATCGACCCAATGCCCGCACCATAGGCTTGCTGCGCCGACCGTATGCCCGACCGCAGCTTGCCGTCCCGCACGATCAGGTCGGAGATGAGTTCCTCGGCGACAACGGCCATATCAGCGGCCCCCTACGGACGCGGCGGCGCGGCGCGCGGCTTGCTGGATGGCGAGCGTGAGACGCTTGGTGGTGTCCTTGCGACTGGCCCGCGTCGCCGGACCGAGGAACGGGCGCGGCTCCATGCGCGACGTGCCAACCTCTAGCGGCACCGCGTAGGGCGCGCGAACGATCACCTGCGCATGGTTCCACGCGGGCATAGCGGTCTCGTGCGATGCGATGAGGTTGCCGGTGTCGTTGTTCGGCGGCTCGCCCGGCGCGGACGGCACGTGGTTGACGCCTCCGACCGAGCCCGACGTGATTGACCGTCGGCTACGCGCGCGCACATCGTCCGCAGCGGCGAACAGAGCGGCCGACACATCGCGCCGAAGCTGCGGACCCGCGAAGCTATCCAATAGCTGGTTGAACTTGAGCGGGGCGGCCATGCCGCTGCGGTATCACGGTTGCGGCGGTGCGGTCAAGCCGCGTGCACCATCGCCTTCCAAACATGACCCGGCAGACACGCTGCGCTTGCGGTCCAATCGTCGGTGCAACACTCTGCTTCGAATAGCCCATTGGCGATCATCTGTTCGGTCGCTTCAAGCGGAACGATTGCAAAGCCCGCTTCGGCCAGCGCGGAGATGGCGGCTTTGGCGAGCGCGCCGAGTGACGAATGCTCGTAATTCGCATCGCTGCAAATCTCAATACCTTTAGCGGTCGCGATACCGCGCGCCATTATCTCCGTAACCGTCACGGTGCAGTCTCCTTACTCTTTGCGACCCGAGCCGCCATAGCCGCGCGAACCTTATCCGGGTCGGGCCGAGCGCCCCCGCCATCCGGTCCGTCATCAACAGCGTGGCGATCGTTCCAGTTCCACGTGAGCGCCTGCCATTCCCAAAGCGTCAAGCTGTTCGGGTCGACGCCGCCGCACATCGCGCAGTCCGCTAGGTACGCTCCGTAATCGATTCGTCCGTCGCTGCGGCCCGCCCCCGACGCGACTTGCGCGCGGGAGCCTCGGGCTTTTTTGGCGGGGTGTAGCCCTCCATATAGACGCGCATCAGGTTCGCGGCGATCAACCAGTTAGGCTTGCGCGGCATTTCCGCGACGTAGGTTTGAACCAGTTCGCGCGCGCGGCCAGGATCGACCGAGCCGCCGCCGCAGAGCGCGTGATAGATGACCTCGGTTATGTCCGCATCCTTGAAGCCCGCCTCGACGAGCGCGCCGTCCACTATGCTGCCATCTGGCCCGATGTAGCAGCCGGTGAGCAGCCGACCGAGTATGGCGCCCGCCGGGCAATCCAGCTTGCGCTCCAGTTCGGCTATCTGCGGCACGGTGAGGCGGGCGTTATATTGCTGGTCGCCGATCGGGATGGGGGATGTGAGGGTGGTCATAAGTAGGGCGGTATAAATCGCTTGACGCGCTTGTCAAGTCGAGGCTACCAACGGGGCGAAGGAGATGAATGATGAGCGTGATAGCCGAACGGACCGCACAAGTCGCAGAACGCCGCGAGCAGGTTAAGGCGCATTGCATGTGCGCGAAGATGGTCGAAACACCGCACAGTGTGACCGTTTATTATCCGGTCGGCTATTTTCCGGACGGCGCTCGGGTCGCGACGACTGGCGAGGGCGGCAAATTCGTTGCGCTTGGTCGGCTGCTCGACGTTATGGAACGCCATTGGAAGGAGTCGATGCTGTGACCGTAGACACCGAAGCACTCATCGCAGCCGTCCGCGCTGGCGACATCGAAGCGGCCCAAGCACTCTTGCCGGTCGACCCGATTGTGAAGCGCGCGCGGGAGATATGCGGGCGTCACTTTGGCGACCCCGCACGGTTTTTGCGCGGTGAGATGGACCCGTTCCCGTCAATGGGGGCCGTTACCGAGGCGTTGCGGACGATCGAAGAGGATGCAGTGCTCCGGATGGCGCGGGCCGCTTGCTACGCCTTCGTTACTGGGCCGGACGACGCTAAATACTGGTGCGATAGACCGACCAGTGATTTCCTCTCGGGCGACGCGGACGACACAATTCTGATGGCCCGCGTGGTCGATGCGATGCGCGCGGCATGACAACCGACAACCTAAGCGAAGCGACCTACGCGCTCCACCTCATCTCTTACATCAAAGATGACTCGGCCGTAGCGATCCACGTCAACATCAAATATGATACGCGCGAATGGACGCCTAGCAAGGTTCACGCCCTACGCGAGAGCGTGTCGAAGCCCCCACAACGATTCCGCGATATAGAGCCGCAGCGGAGCACGGCTGAAGCGGAGTGGGCGAGGAAAGCGCGCGTCGGCTCCGAAAAGCTGCGCGATGCGATCCTCGCCCATCTCGCGACTAGGAGACGGTGACCGTATCGGTCGACGTCTTGGGCGAGCCGACCGCGTAAGGATGCGTTTCGGTAAACGTGATGGTCTTGCTTCCCGTCGTGGCGAACGTGCCGCTAACCGAGAGGCCATCCGGAGCCACAACCAGCGAAGTCGAGTCGCTGCTCGCGGCGGTGACCGTGCTACCCGGCGTCTTGCCGACGATGGCCGAGGTCCAGAGCACGCCGTCACTAGCGGTATCGGTCGTAACGGTCAGGTCGACCAGCGTCGGGGGCGCAACATCGGTCCAGGTCATGAGCGGTCCGGTCGATGCGAGCACCAGTTCCAAGGTCGCGAGGTCGTTCTCGGGCGCGCCGATGTTGACCGCGGTGAACATGAACGTGCCGCTGTAATAGCCCGCTTCGGTCACACCGTCGTCTTCGTACACGATCAGGCGGACGTTACGCACCGCGCCGCCGCGCAGCGATTCGACCAGCGCGCGGTTTTCGAGCGTGAAATAGCCCGACAGCGTGAGGTCTTCCTGCACGCCCGTCGCGATCGGCCGGCGGTTCGGCACCAGCGTCGGGTTATCGCAGTCGCGAAGGAAGCGGTCGGTTGTCTGGGTCGTCGTGTTGTACGAGTTAACGAACATGCCGCAAATCGGCGTGAACACTTCGGGCGTGCCGCCGTTACCCAGTTCAAAGATAACAAAGCGGCCCTCAATTACACTAGGCACGGCCATGGGAATGCTCCTTATTAGCTAGAGACGGAACCTTGAAACGTAACGAGGCCATGCCACGCCGAGGCTTCGTCGGTGTCGCGAATGATTTGCGAGCGCAGCCAGGTGAGGCGTCGGATGCGCGCGGGGAACGGCGCATCGAGCGCGCGGCCTTTGCCGTCGAGCAGGCTTGCAACGGCGCGGTTGAGTTCGGCACAGCCCGCTTCGTCCGGCCCTTTGGCGAAGGTGTGAACGATAACGTCGAACGTCGCGCCATCGAGACATTGCGCTCGGAGCGGGCCGGTGTCGCTGTTGCCGACCACGACGAACGGCCAGACGGGGTTAGCCGGAACGCCGGGGCCGTACACGCGGCCCGATGCAAGCCCGGCGCCTCGCAAGGCCGTAACGAGCGCGCGGCGGATGTATAGCGCGCTGTCATTTGCCATCGGTCACGCGGTAGCGTCGCGGGCGCTCGTCCCGAACAGGCTCGATCATCCCGCGCGGCAGGCAATAATCGACCACTTCGCGCTTGAGCGTCATCACCATGCCCGCCTTAAACTCGGTATGGGCGCGCGACGGCCAGCGGTGCCGATAATCAGCAAGGAAACGATACTTCATGCGCGCGACCGTAGCATAGCGGCCCGTGATGGGCTATTGACGGCGGTGTCAGCGTGTGGTAGACCCTCCCCGCAACGCTCATGCCGGAGTGGCTTAACGGCTCTGCGATGATCGGTAAGCCTGAGAGCGAGAGGACATCCTCGTTTGTAGCGCGGGCACTAGGGTTCGAATCCCTATGGGCGTTGCACTTTTATGGGGACGGTTATGAAAACCAAACTATTGCAAAACACCGGGCGGGGCGTGCCAGTGGTAATACCTCACAACACTTTCAAACTGTCCGACGAGGCGAAGCGCAAGCTGGCCGAAATCGATCGTCGCCAAGCGCGCTTCTACCAGACCGCGCATCTCTACTGGTTCGACTGAGAGGACGCACGATGACTAAGGACGACTGGAGCGCGATTTGCTCGATCCTCACAATGATAGATTCCGCAATGCGCGCGCCTCACAGTGGCTTTCGTAACGAGCAGATGCAGGCAGCGCTCAAGATCGCGCGCGACAAATACGACGCTCTTAGCGCCCCTGCACCTAGCTAAGCCGGGCTACCCCGACAAATCCAATGCGACGTATCGGCCGAGCGATCGACGCTGGCGATTTTCCACCGCGCGCCATCCGCATCGGTTGCTTCGTCATCGGTCGTGGGCACGCCACCGTAAGCGAGGATGATGAGCGCAACGTCACGCTCGGTATAGCCCGCCGCTTGCCGCATCCGTTCGCTGCATACGTCGCGCTGGACCTTAACGGGCGTATCGGTGAACGACTCCGTAACGTCGCCGTTAGGCTGCTCGACGCGCGTGGCCGTGTGGTATGTGCCGCTGCGGTAAAGCGTCGGCATGACGGACAACAGCGCGCCGTTGATGATGGACTCTAGGCTCATGCCGGCAGTGTGGCACAGGCGCTGCAAATTAGCTATTGACGGCGCGGTCGGTCGCCGGCACTGTTGCTTGCAGACGGCGAGTTAACGGCGGGATTGATCACCCGCGCGGCATCTCACGGGCTGGAAGGCGTTTGCCGATAACGTTCGGCGCGGACACCGGGTTAAACGCTGTGAAGCGTTGCGCCGCTCGGAGCGCGCATTGATGATCGGACGGCGGCAGGGCGCCGAAGCGGTGCGGCCAGATAAAGGCCGGAGCAACATCGCCCCAGCTAACCGGGTCATTGACCGCCATAGCCCGACGGCAACCCAGCGAGCGGCGCGTCCTTAGCGTAGCCGCTCGTCCCGCCACCTGCGCCAGAGCCGCCAACAACCATCGGCCCGGCGCCGCGGTAGCGCTTACCGAGCGCGAGCAACTCTTGGCCGTATTGCGTGCTGCCATAACCGCCCGACGATGCCCAGTCCGCCACGGTGAGCGACAGTGTGCCACTCCGCACCGACTGCATCCCGCCCGCCGCCAGTGCTGCACCTTGCGCGTTAGGATTCAGCCCGTCGACCGTCATGCGGTGCGCCGCGAGCAGCATAACGGCGCGCGCCCATGCGGCACCCCAGCACGACTCGGGACCGAGGTCCGCCGCCGCTTCGTCGAGATACGCTTGCACGGTCGCATCGGCCACGCTGGCGGCCCACACGTAGCGCGCTTTGAAGTTGGCGGGCGTGGGGTTAGCCATCGGCGCGAACGGTCTCAAGCAGCTTGTCGCGGCCCAGCTTGTGATGCGGCTTCTTGCCCGCGACAACCTCGTAAAGCTCGCGGAGTTCATCGTCGCTCATCGCGTCGAACGCGTCGGCAGTCGCGGCGCCCGACTCGGTAAGCTCGAATACCCCACACGCCTTAACCGCCAGCACCATCCGGTCGTCAATCTCGATCGGTTCGGAAGTTTCGCGCGCGCCGATGCGGTGCTCGGCGACCATCTGCGGGCTGTTCGTGAGGTTTTTCAGGATATACTGGGTCATGCGCGGCAAGGTAGCACGCGGCGATGCGATTGGCTATTGACGGGGGCGTCAATGCGCGGTAGGTGAGTCGGAGAGTTACAGAGGAGTGAGACAAATGACCATCAACGAAATGATTGAGACGCTCAAAGCGATCGTTGCCGAAGACGAATACCGCGCGGACATGCGCGTAACGTTTGGTGAAAACGTGATCGATGTTGAGAATTGGCGCGTCGGATGGGACCGCCACAATCTCGCAGTGTTGAACCTCGTGGGACCCGGTGAGCGAGCGCCATCTCGTACATAGTCCGCAGCGCCACGGGCCTGCCGGTCGCATCGTTCGATTCGCTGGAGCGCGCCCGCGCGTTCCGCGACGATCGGGCCGCCCGTGGGGTGCGCGTTACGGTGCATGAGAGCCGCACGGTTGAGAAGCTGGTCGCGTGACTGACACCCTCCGCCAGCACCGCGAGCGACAAGCCCGCGAAATGCTCAAGCGCCGCGAGCGTGAACTGCGGCGCGAATATTGGGAACGAAAGGCTTGGAAATGGCAGAGTCAGTGATGGGCTGGTCCGTCGACATCAACCACGAGGAATCGATCAGCGCGATACGGGGCGAACCCCCCATCCGCGTGGTGATTACTGGCGCCGATTGGGGCGAAATCAAAGAAGCCTACGCCGCTATGCTGGACTCGCTGGAGATCGCGCCATGACCCCCGCACACATCATCGCGCTGCTCACCTGCGCCGGCATCATGGCGTTTAGCGGTTGGGTCATTTGGCGGGAGTTGCGGAAGTGAAACAAGGGATCGCCCCCGCCGCGTGGCTCGCTCTATGCTTTCTGCCCGCGCCGTTCGGAACATTCTTCCTATGCGCGTCGATCCTTCTGGGGCTTATCGTGGTCGTCGGCGTCCTGACCGAGCTACCACTATAACCCTAGACGATGCACTCGAATGGCTGCGCGCCGACACCGACGATCTAATCGAGATGCGGCGGCTGTTGATCGCCAACCAACTGGACCTTGCGCGCGACTTGGCGATTGCCTCGCAGACGCGGCTCACGTTGGCCGATGCGCTAGATAAGAAGAGAGCCGCCCCGCGTTAGCGAGACGGCCACTAAAGAAACTCCGTTAGATTTACTCGAACAATTCAACTTGGACCTTCCAGGTCAAGCCCGCTAACGCCAAGCGCCCGCTGCACATTGCCCATGCTGTCGGTGAATACGGCCCCGCCAGCATCGAAGACGGGCAATGGCGGCATCAATGTTATGCCGTCACTCAGCAAATACGGCGTGTCGGTCTCGAATATCTCAATACCGCCTTCCACTTCGTAAACGCCAGTGGCTTCCTGCCCATCCGGGACGACGAAGGTTATGCCAAGCGGTTCCTTGGGCATTTACTTTTCCTTGCGCGGGCGGCCACGTTTAGGCGAGGGCTCGACCGTCTTGCCATCTTCCCATGTTTCACCCGGCGCGATAGTCACGCCGCCGAATATCTGCTCGACCTTAGCGCGATTGACGATTTTCATTCCGTCACCTCCACGGCCTTTTGATCCGACCAGCCGCTCTGTCCAGCGGCAGAGATCGCCGCAATGTCAACCGTATATTCGCCGGGTTCTAGCGGGATTTCATGATCGCCGGTTTCAGGCTCGACAATCGTTACGTCGCTTTCATCGACGCGGATGGCAATGCCAGTTAGCTCATATCCGTTGTCATCAGGCAGCGTCGTAATCGTGACAATGGCCTCGCCTTCGTCGGGAGCGACAGACCAGTCATCGGAGCCGAACGCATCGGGCGGAACCGCAATCGTTGCGTCGATTTGGCGCGCGCGGACGTACGTGTTGAACAGGCTCAATTCGCGCCCCTCGAGATCGCCGATGCCCTCGCCAAAGGAGGGGAACTCGACGCGCGCGCCGTCAACGTCTGTGAAGAAATAGGGCCGGTTAACACGGTTGCGGCCTGCGACTACAGCCATATTCGGCCCTTTCTAAAGAATGGGGCGACCCGAAAGCCGCCCCACGCAGTCCTTACGGTGCCGGCGTTACGCCATCGATATAGCGCACGGCGTCGCGAATCTGGATCAACTGGCCAACGCGGCCGATCCCCGGCACGGCCCACTGAAGAGGGCCGTCCTGATAAACCGGCTGGAAGTTGAATGCCATCGGCATCGGCAGTTCCAGAGCGTCCTGCGAGTTGCGATAGCCGACCGCGCGACCCTGTCCGGCCACATTGGCGGGGCTGGTCGTGGTAGCCGCAGCGGCGAGCGCAGGCATCTCGCGGATCGTGACCGGCTGGCCCGTCCGCGTGGTATAGATGTTATTCGCCATGAACCACTGAAGGATGGTGAAGTTCGGGCTCGTCACGCCATAGGGGGTCGTGGCGATGTAAGTATAGGCGAGCGGCGGGAGCAGGATGGTATCGCCGATGAGCGAAGCCAGAATGCCCGACGCCGCGGACGGACCCATGAGCAGCGAGTTGAGTTCTGCAACGATCTGCTCGGGGGTCTTGAGCCCAACGCCATTCGCGTCGACCCAGTTACGGGCCGAACCCGTCCCGGTGTTCGGCGACAGTGCGGGCGTAACGCCTGCGAGGTTGAGCAGCCCCGTCCAGCCCGGATGGCCGGCGCCATAGAGCGCGGTTTCCGCAACGAAGATGTCTGCCGCCTGTCGCGCCGAGACAGCCTTGCGAGCGGTCAGCGGGTAGCCCGCAAACATCGCCTTGCCCACCTCTTCCACGTTGTAGCGGTACCCGACCGCATACATCGCGAACTGCGAGTTGACCGAGATAAGGTTCACATCGGCAAGCGGAACGTCCTTGGCATAGCCAGACTGCCACTGCGCGGCGCCGGTAAGGTCGCCGACCTGGAAGTCAACGCCGCTCGCCCACTCGGGGTAGTCGGTATTGACAGGAACGAGTTCAGCCCAGTTTACGAGGTCGTATTCCTGGTTGAACGCGCGGCTCGAAAGGACCGTGGTCTGCTGGCGAAGGAAAGCCAGACCCTGTGCGTCGGTGATACTCATAATTAGCTACTCCCTTACGACGCAGCGGTGATTGCGGCGCTGTCAGGCGCAACGCGGAAACGGATGACCGCCGGCTCGCCGATTTTGGCGGGCTGGTCATAACGACAGCCGGGGAGCAGCAAGAAGCCCGTGCCCGTTGCCGCTCGAAACGTATTATCGGCGGGGTTCCACCATACCAACCCCTGCGCGGAAAGTACCGCTCCAGCCGGTGCGCCGAAAATAACGCCCTCGTCCGCAACGCCGATCTTTTCGCCATCGGCGTAAACCGTCTGGGACGTTCCGGCGGTCGCGATATTCTCGCGGGTGAAACCGGCGAAAACCTCGGTCGTGGCGAGCGCTTTAACGATCGCGGTGCCGTCGCCGGCCACGCCGTTACGCGAAACGGGGTGACCAAATCCGATCGGCTTGGTCGCCGTGCCGGAGACGAACGCCGTGAAAGCGTTCCACTCTTCCATATTCTGGAACTGGCCCGGCTTGCCCTTCGCGGGCTTCATCAGGGGGGTGGGAAGAATAGCCATCGTTATGCGCTCCTTTTCGTCATGCGAGTCACGTAAGAGGCTTGTGCCGCTCCGTCATTGGCGACCGTGCGACCCGCCGCATCGATAACGGCGTCAACGATGGCGCCCTTGCCGTCGTCAACGAGACCGTCGAACCGCGCGGCGATATAGTCATCCGACTTGCCCGCAGCGACCGCATCGCCCAGCTTGGCCACAACAGCGGCGCGGCGAATGTCTGCGGCGCTCTTGCCGGCCGTGTCGCCCAGCTTGTCCCCAACGATGGCGCGCGCGCGCGAAACGACTTCGGCCTTTTCGTCGGCCAGCTTGTCGATCGCGGTCTGGTCGGGCGCGCTCGCCTTGAGCGTGTCAATCTCGGTGTCCTTGGCCGCCAGGTCCGCATCGCGTGCAGCGACATCGGCGGTTAGGGCGGTGATGGTCGCATCCCGATCGCCGATAGCGGTCTGGAGCTTACCGATAGCCGCTTCGGCCGCATCGGTGACGAGCAACGGGAGCCCGTCGAAAGTAATCGTTTTCGTGCTCACGACAGGAGCCTCCTTCTCGGTGGGTGGGAACGAATCCCCGATAAATGTTCCAGCGCGGGGGTTGCCCACGATGGCGATGTGATTGCCTTGGATCGCGCCGACCATGACGCCATCATATGCTTCGCCGCTATCCGTTACGCCCGCGGTCATGTCGACTTCAACGGCGTAACCGGCGCTCAGGCCGCGCTTGCCCGCCTGCACCGCGTCGATAGCTTCGCGGTCGGTGAGCATAAGCGGCACGACGACAAACT